GATTTTGTCATTATTGCTGGTCTTAATGGTTCATTATGTTCGTAGTTAAATGATTTGTATTTCTCTTCTTTCTTTGGTTCCTCTTCTTTGTGAGTTTTTTCTTCCTCTTTTGGTTTATCTTCTTTGTGAGTTTTCTCTTCTTCTTTTGGTTTATCATCAGTCTTAGTTTCTTCTTTCTTTGGTTCCTCTTCTTTCTTTTCAGGATAACCTTCTTTTTCATTCTTATTTTCCATTTTCAATCCACCTTTGTCTTGTCCTGGTTCTGCACCTTCTCTTCCTGCACTACCATACTCACCTGGAGCATATGCATTTGGAGCAGTTGTTTTAGCACCAACATCTTTATCAGATTCCACTTTTGGTTTTTGTTCCATACCAACTCCTGGACCTGTTGGATTGTTATTATCAGAAGCAGTTACACCGTTTTTAATGGTTTCATTAATTTCACCAAGGGTCTTTACTATAGAGGTTTGACCTTCAGTAAGTTTTGTAATACTTTCAGTTTGTTTTGTAATAGAATCAGAATTTTGTTTGCTTACGTCTGCAAGTAATTTAATTATCCCAGAATCATCCTTATTTAATTCTTGTGATTTATCTTCAGGCATAATACAAACATATTTATAGTGGTATATAAAGATTATTCTATTGTTGCAATATTTTAAGTAGTTTATTTTTAGTTTGTAAGTTTAACAAATCTTTATATATATCTGCCTCCATAGCTCCAATAACTTTTCCGCGAGTTTTCTCATCTGGATATTCTTCTTTTAGTTTATCATCCCAATATTCCCATGAATGACCTCGAATTGGTTTTGTTATTGTTTCATATTCTTTCTTTGATTCTTCTTGTTTTGGATGCTTATTATCAACATCTATATCTACATCTACATCAAGACCTTTTTCTATTAGGCATTGCATATTATCACATCGCGTAACACGTTTTTCGAATCTTCCGTTGTGTATTCCATCTACCTTAGCAAATTCATTTACCCAATCAATCTTTGCAAATGGATTAGCTGGATCTGGACAAATGGCAATTTCATAAAGCTCTAAATCTTTTAACAATATAGTTGGTCTTCCATTTTTAATAAATGGTTCCTGCGTTCTTGATGCTCCACCAATGGAGAGTCCCTTGTATTCCTTGTCTACAATCTTTTTCCATACCCTATCATATAGGGTTACACCTTCTGCTTTGAATATCTTGGCATCTATCTTTATTGCTGGAATATCTGGAAAATCTGGAACTGTTGATTTTGAATATCCTAAAACTTCCCCGGTAATTCTGTTTGTATGAACCTCAGACATTATAGGTTTAATATTCATAAATTTTTCCATTATTGGCATCATTTCATCTACAAAAATAAATTCACCTTGTTTATCAATAACCTCAGCAGTAATGTATCCAGTAAATGTTCTTTCATCAGAATCCCCGATTTCTATTACTTTTGTTACAAATTTGTTAAACAGATATTCTTGAGTCATATATAAACATTTTTAATTAAAAATATAAAAAGATTACGTGCTAGTTGTAGTTTTCAGCTTTCTTGCTACGGTTCTACCTAAACCAAATATAGCAAGTGCAGCACCTACACCCATGATTACCAATACTCTCATATCCTCAGCTAAGCCAAGTCTGAATGCTGCATCGGCTTCATTCACTGTATACCATCCAAGGTACCCAATCATTGATCCAATTAAGATGAATGCAATACCAAGCTGTCCATATCGTCTAATAGAATCATCTTGAACAACCTCAATTCGTTCCCTTGTTGATACTTCTTCTAAATGACCAGATTCTTGACTCATGAACAATCATAATAGTAACCTTTATTTAAAGGTTCCTTATAGTTTAGTCATAATGCATATTCAATTCCGCGTTTTTCCAAATTATGATACATTCATACAAAGAGTTCCAATTGACAAAAAAGAACATTATATTATAGATGATATTTATATTACATCAAATAATGCTTTTTGGTTCACAACAAACAAAAAGAAACAAAAATTAACAGTAAACATGAACAGACCTTTTGTACATTTAAATGATTGTGATAAAAAAATTGATGATTTACAGTTTGATTACAAGCCTTATAGAGTAACAAGAGATAATTTCAAATATGATCCTAAAAAGAAACAACTAATTATCGGAGAAAGTATATGGCCTTGGAAATCTCCTGTATGGGTAAAAAGTATATTGGGATGCTATACTGGAAGTGAGATTCCAAAAAAGAAAATAAAAATCCGCGGGGATTGGATTCTTGACAGACATGAAAGAATAATTTACTTTATCCTGGATTATGCTCCAATTATTAGAAATAACTACATTCCAGATGAACCACCTTCACAAGAACAGTTAGATTATGTTAAGAAATTAGAAGATGAGCTAGAAAAGAAAAACAATTAAATATACAATATATTATTTAACAATTATAAGTTCATTTTGTGCAGTATGTCATGCAGATATGACTCCCCCAAATGATGAGTGTAAATGTAAAGAAAGATGCTCAGAATGTAGATCAATGTATTTAGAGCACGATGGAACTTGCAATCATAAAGAAGGATACTCAAAAGTAAAAAATCATGATAATGTCAATTTAAAAGATGCTAATTTTTGGATAGGTAAAGAGGGGGATATTATAGGTGATGCCAACCTTGGATATGATTGTCATTACTATATTTATAGTACTAAATATCAATCAATAAAAGACGTTGAAAAATTATTAAAATTATTAGAATGATTGTAATAAGATTTTTTGGTAATCCTTTCCATACTTTTTAAACATTCTTTTTTGGAATGGTGCCATTTTCTCATATCCCCCGCCTTTTTTGTACTTTTTATGAATTCTAGTAACTCTTCTTCTGCAGGAATCACATAATGATACATTCTTTTGCCATATTCCAATATCCCATTTTCCGCAAAAATCACATAATTCTTCTGAAAATTTTTGTTTAACGTCTGCTAATAATCCTTCCCTTCCTCTTTTTACTGAGCAGGAGTGACAAGCATACCACATGTTTGAAAGTACTCTATCATACTTGTTACAGCCATAACAAAAACCTTCACTATATCCCGTGACTTTTTTTTGTTCATCACTTTGAACCAAATCATGTAGTCTTTTTTTTATCAGGGTATCATTTTCTTGTCTAAATTCATGTTCTTCTCGTAATATACTTGCATGAGAGCCAGTAAGTTCATCAATGTAACCCATTGCTGATTATCTGTTTTATATTATATAAGGCTTCTTCTTGGTCCATTCCCGTCTGTTCTGATATTCTTTTACTCATAGTATTCATGGTCCAATCATTTGCTGTACCTTGTAAAATTATATTTCTTATTATATCTACTGATTTAAAACTAAATGAATTTCTCGAACTTATTGATCCATCTCCTTCACCACCTTCATCTGATGGCCTGTTTTGTTTTGGTTGACCGTCAAAACTTGTTGCATTTTCAGAACTTCTTTCTGAAGTCTTTGTCCTATCAATTCTTCCCCGTCTTACGTCGCTACCCATTCCTTCCATCATTGCTTGACGTTCAGGATTTGGAAACTGTGAAGTAACTATTTCACCATCACCATTTGTATATATATCAAAACCCATCTGATACATTGATGTTGCATTAGAAATTTCCTTGCCCTTTATCTCCAATTCACGCAATCCGTCAATAACTTCAGAATCATTTAGAATCATTTCCCAATCATGCACTCCAAACATGCGGGCAATTGGCTTAAAGTGATTTTCATTTAAGAATCTTTGATGCCATTTTATTGACCTATTTACAACTGTAACCTGAATCTGTGAATTTGAAATTCCTGAAGTTCCAAGATCACCTATCATAATTGGCTCTAATCCATAAATAGTTACAATGATCTGTCTAAGTTCAGCCCTGAATTCCTTTAGTTCTAACTCTTTAAAGTTTGGTGTTAAATCAATAAATTGTAATGATTTTCCAATATCGTCAGTTTTTAACAGTACTGGACTAGGCATATATGGATCTGCTCTTGCTCCCTGTCTTTGGGTTTCCATGAATTTCTCAACTGATTGTGCATTTCTACTTCCAAAGACAAGTAATGATTTTGGGGGTCTGTCCTTGTCGAAATATTTGTACATGTATTCATCTTGATAAAATAATGACATTACCTTCTTCCATATGGAATTTAATATTGATTCTCCAGTTAGTAATCCCGGAGAATATTTTCCAGGAATATATACTACCTCATGTGATGCATACCTTAATTGTTTTGGTGCATCTCCTGGAAAACCGTATGGAATTGCATTGGTTTCCATATGAGCAGTAAAAGCCTTTGTACCACATTTATCACAAACCGGTTTATCAAGATATTTGTCTCTATGAACATATCTTGGACAAATCCAGGCTGGTTTTCCACTAGGCAAAACTCCTAATCTTCCCTCAGAATTTGCAATTGGTGTTAGTGTTGCAGGATGTACCCTAATTAATTCATCTATTTTTTCTAGTACAGCTTCATATGTTGCACCTGTTTTTGGATCAGGTACTGTTAATTCCCCGAATTTGTAAATATTAGTAGCAATAGTACAAGCATAATCAATAATATCCAAATCTCTTTCTATTTGTCTTGATTCTAAAACAAGGGTTTGACCGTTATTATTTATTGGTTCATCTAAAAGGGTCTGCAGAATTACTCTATTCTTTGGTTGGGGAGTTTCAAATCGTGATTCCTCAGTATTTCCACAAGAATCACATTCAAGCATTTTATCACGTTTTGCCTTTGTACTTGGCTGGTTAAGTGGAATAAACTTGGAAGTTGGAGTTTCTTTGAACTCTTTTAAGCATTCTAAACATTTGTATTTATATTTTTGACGTATAGTAATTCCATTTCTAAAAACTTCTCTTTGAATAATTTCATGAACTAATCTTAAATCCCCGACATTTTTAGCCATATCAAACATTCTAAATGGTGATATGGACCAAAGTGGTAACTTACTACCTGTACTAGTACTAAAATATGGTTCTCCAAGCGAAGGTCTTCCCCAGTCATATTGATAATCAGAATCATCCATTTGAATATTAGGAGGGTCAAAATTCATATCTTCTTTTTGAGTAGAAAATAAATTAGTAATTTTATTAAAAATTTCCATAATTATGTATTTTTAATCAAGTAAATAAACTTTATATATCCCTCTTAAATAAATTCATCTTTACAAGTTGGACAATATAATAAGTTTGGATCACCAGAATATTCAGCTTGAATTAACTCAACATTACAATCAGGGCATTTTTCTGTCATGCCTATATAAGAGTTTCTGTTCTTTATAAATGTTTGTTTTTCTCTATATTCTCTTCAGTCATTGCAGGAGCAGTACCCTTGTAAGGAGTATTCTTGGTTGTTATAACAATTTGTATTTCATCACCTTTAGACTTTACTTCTTTTTCTATTTGCATCATACGATTATAGGCATTTTCCCTTGTTATTTCATCACATCCTCGAATATATTTCATTAAACAATGACTATAGTCTGATTTTTGTACTGCGAATATCGTTTTCATTCTTCTTTTGGTTCCTCTTGTGGTACAGTTATTAATCCTTCTTCCATTTCTGGAACTTCTTTCTTAGCCTTTGTTTTTGCTTTCTTTGCCTCTTTAATCTGTGCATCAATGACTTCAGGATCTACCATTCCTTCCGTGGATACCCCGAATGTCACTTGAATTTGTGCATCATTTGGTGATTTTATAAGTGTTCCTACGCGTTTTTTCCCCGATTTTTTGAAATAAACACGGAATGTTGACTTGTGACCCATAATCTTACCACCTATAGCAGTAATAGGATCGCCATAAAATACTCCTGGATTAATTGAAACCTGATTAGTCCATATTGTTGCAATGTTATAATATTTTGATATGTTATGTGATAATGTCAAGTGATTGTTAAGATATTTTTGTCTCTCTGATAGCTTCTCTCTACCTGTATAGTCCCCCCTAAACAAACCCATTACACTATCAA